CTGCTGTCAACCAGGTTTCATGATTCATTAGTTCAAGTAAGTTTTCTTTTTCAAGACCCGTTTTACCGATATAAGCATTCGCGATCGACAAATTATAGTTCTTTAAGACTTCTGCTTCATGAGCCAACGCTCTGTGATCACCGCTTGCACCACTAGAAACATTGTGAATCATAATTTGGGCGGTTGGACTAATTTCAATTGAACTACCAGCCATCGCAATAACGCTTGCCGCACTAGCTGCAATCCCTACAATTTTCACTGTCACTTCACCTTGATATGCACGCAAAGCCGTGTATATCTCACTTCCAGCATAGACATCTCCTCCACCCGAATTAATCACAATTTCTAATGGTTCATTGGTTTCGGGTAAAACAATGTCACGCGGTGCGGTGCTATCCATTTCGAACAAATCGTAGATCCATTTTTGATTGTTCGAAATAATCGTTCCTTTAATTTCCAGTTTCGTCATTTACTTCCTCCCCTCCTTTCGCTGCCTTCTCATAGTTTTTGGTGATGTAAAACTCGTCGCCACCATCAATACTTTCATAATCGACTTCTTTTCGAATCTCATTTCGATTGAATCCGCCACTTGAAATTAATTTATCTACCGCATCAGCCAGATCGAAAATATCTTTTTTGTCCACGCCTACAACTTTGATTTCAGTCCCATTAACAAATTCAGTTTTATCAATGATTTTAGCGTTTAACTCATCTTCAATTTTTTTATTTAATGACTTCAAACAATATTTATTCAATACTGTTTGCGCACTTTCTAAATCTGCTAATTCACCATGCAAGATTGTAGAAGGGATCCCTAAAATATCAGCGACTTCATCCACGAATTGTCGTTTTAGCTTTTTCAGTTCATCAATCGACTGATTCGTTTCTCCAACTGTATTTGTTAGTTCGTTGTACTCGAGTCCGGCTTGCACCGGGACAATTGCAATAGATTCATTGCTGAATTTCGCATAAACCTTATCAATATACGATTGTGCTCTCTTTTGTAACTTGTCATCAAAACCGCGACCTTCTTTACCAGTAACAGTTGCTCTAATCTGATGGTTGCGCATTGCCACTTCAACCATGCGATTGTAGAGAGAGGCATAGTCTTCATACAGGCCACGTACATATCGACTTAAATCATTGTTGTTATACTGAAGAAAAATTACTTCACTCATTGGAAACTTTCGTTTGAACTCATACCCTTTCAACCACACGCTTTCGAAATAATCTTCGTACAACGCATATTCTTTTCTGACATAACTTTCTGCGATTAATAATTGGTCATCATCAGACAAAACAATTAAAACCTCATTTTGCGTGATCAACTTATAAACGACTTGTTGCCAAAATGATGATGCAGATTGGTCTAAATTCGGTCGGACGTTCAGCAAATACGACCATTCATTTTTAAGCGGTTGCCCATTTTTTCGAATCCTAAATTCTGAACGGCCAAAAGACCGAGCTAAAAACTCAGCACACGTATCGACGGCTAGGTGTTTCAAGTAAAGTGTATGGTATTCATCGATTAACGCATCAAAATCATAGCTTGATTCAATCTCTGAATTTTTTTTGAAAATATCAAAAAACGATTGAAATACTCCCATTTACACACCCCCCTTCACTACTTTAAAAGTCCCAATTTTCCATCATGTCAAAAAAGCCTTCTAAATCAACATCTTGAATTTCTTCTCGTTTATATAAAGCCGCTAAAAACGCATGAAAACCATCTGTCTTTCTACGGACTGGTTCTTTTTTCAAGAATGTTTTATTTCCTGATTTATCTACTTTTGCATAGCTGTTATTTGTGTACCATCGCATCGATGGATCATCGCCAAAAATAAATTTTTCGTTCGCAAAACCATCTTCAATAATTGGCGCCACTTTCGATTGCACGCCACGAATATTTCGAATAAATTCATAGTTATACCCTTCTTTTTCAAGTAACGGTTGCAGTAAATCCATTCGGTAACCATCCGCGCACACCATTTCAATTTGATACAGTTCACGCTTTTCGTTCAACCAATCAATCAGTAGTTGGGGAGAAATAGACGGCGCGTCCACAATTGTGAATATACCTTTTTCCGTCCATTCTTTTATCGGTGCTTTAATTTTGAATGTATCTAAGAACTCTTTCCGTGCAAAACTATGCTGCATCCAAATAAACTTCTCTTCACGTTTAAACAACAGCCCAACGCTTGCAAAATCCCGAATTTCGGCATAGTCAAAACCAGCCACACATGATTTTCCTTTCAAATCACCAATAGGTTGATCGGTAGCCATTAATTTATCATGTGTAGTTATATCCGTTTCCATGTCGCCTTCTGTAAAATTCATCCGTTTTACAACGAATTCACGGCGACCAGAGGGTTCTTCTTCTAATTTCAAGTATTCATCCATAACCGTTGAATACAGGCGTTTTGCGTAGGATGATTCTTCTTCAAACATCGGATTCGCTTTCGACCACAATTCTGGCTTGTCCATTTCTTCGATCGTGTCCAGTTTGCATATAAACGGGAATAAACGATCATTCTTGTTTTCACCAGTAAATATTTTTTGTGCTCGTTCTAATGTTCGGTCATAAAAACCTTCTCGAACATGCCCGTTTGTACCGTTGTAA